ATATTCTGTACGACCATCTTTGTCTTTCTCATTCTTAAGCAATGCAAACATAAACTCAAGAGGGTAGTAATACTTTAACCACGCCGTCCAATACGAGAGCGTAGAGTAAGCAACCGCATGAGACTTGTTGAACGAGTATCCCGCATGCGCTTCAAAGTCATGCCATAGATCAAGAGCCTGATTGGGAGCAATATAGGCAGAAGCACCTTTGACAAACTGCTCTTTGTATACGTCAAACTCTTTAGCATCCTTTTTCTTTCCAATGATTTTTCTAACTTTATCTGCTTCCGACATGGACATTTGTCCAAGGTGTACGCATGCTTGCATAACTTGCTCTTGGTAAAGAACACAGCCATAAGTATCCTCCGTAAATTCTTTCATAATTTGGTGCGTATAAGATACATTTTGCTTGCCGTGTTTGCGAGCAATATAATCTTTACCAATAGTATTCATAGCACCAGGGCGAACAAGTGCATTTGATGCAGCAAGTTCATTAAAGTTTTTAACACCCATCTTAACTAGAAGGTTTGTGTATGGTGTTGCTTCACACTGAAACACTCCCTTTGTGTAACCGTCAGAAAGCATTTCATAAACTTTTGCATCTGCAAGATCAAGAGAATCTAAATCAATATCCTTATAATGATTTTCTTTAATCATTGCAACTGCATCTTGAATAACACTTAATGTCTTAAGACCAAGTGCATCAATTTTTATAAGCCCGATGCGTTCAGCCTCTTCCATGTCGACACCAACCACAGGTATACGTTCATCAGACCCAGGACTAGATCTCGTTTCCATTGGAGCAAACCTAAAAATCGGATCTTTGCTAGTGACCACACCAGCAGCGTGTATACCAGTACCACGAATACGACCACGTAATTGTTCACCATAAACCTCCACCTCTGGATACTTTTCTCTAAACCAAGCAGTAGTCCTTGATGAACAGTATTCATCCCAAGTATCTACTAACTTTAAAACTTTGTTTACATCTGTTAAAGGAATATCTAAAACTCTTGCTACATCTCGCACAACACCCTTGTCTTTAAATTCAAGGAATGTTGCAATAGATGCAACGTGTCTATATTGTCTAACAAGATAATCTTTAACTTCATCACGTCTGTTGTCTTGAATATCTGTATCAATATCAGGAAAGTCATTACGTTCTGGATTAATAAATCGGAAGAATAAAAGTCCATACTTAATTGGATCAATGTCTGTAATTCCAAGTGAGTAACAAACCAATGAACCTGCTGCAGATCCACGACCTGGACCAACCATAATGCCTTCCTTTTTAGCCCAAGAAATCATGCTTTGAACAACAAGAAAATATGGTGCAAATTTTTTATCTTTAATAATCTTTAGTTCTTCATCAAGTCTATCTAGATACTCTTTGTTTTCTGACAAACCTTTTAACTGTAAACCTTCTAAAGCAATCTTGGCAAGTTCCTTATCTGGGCTCTTGTATTGAACTGGCAATAGATTTAGTCCATCTTGTATCTCATAGTCTTCTACTGTATCTGCTAATAGTAGTGTGTTAGCATAGATATCGGGTCTGTCAATACCTTGCAATTCCATCGCTGCCTTCATCTCTTCATAAGACAATAGGTGGATATCAAACTTATTAAATGTTATCTGGCGATCTTCTCCATATAAATAGTCAAGTCGCTTCATCATATCTGGTTGCTTCTTTGACTTTTCATATGTTGCTTCTTTGTTTACTTTACCATGTGTGTTAAGCAACAACTTAAACTCTTGCACTTCTCTTTGTGATTGGTCAACATGGTGACAATCTGGGGTAACAACAACCTTAATACCAAACTCATCTGCAAGTTCTATAAGATACTTATTAATATGTGCTTCATTATGTGGCATTACCTCAATATAGTAATCGCTGCCAAAGTTATCTTTAAACCATTGAATATACTTTTTAGCAAGAGCAAATTCTTCTTCTTCTAACGCCTTAACAATAACACTACTTGGACAAGCAGAGGTTACAATAATACCTTCACGATACTTTTGTAGAATATCAAAATCAAACCTTGGCTTCTTAAAGAAACCATCTGTCCAAGATAGTTCACTAATCTTATTAAGGTTTTCTAAACCTAGTTTATTCTTGGCTAGAAGGATAATGTGGTTATAGACAAGATCTTGTTGACCTTCTCTTTCAGACTTATCTCTTGTATCAGATATGTCTGCACACATGTATCCTTCTAGACCTAGAATCGGCTTAATACCCTTTTCTTTAGCCATGCGATACATCTCACGATGACCAGACAACGTACCATGGTCTGTGATTGCGATTGCTGGCATGCCTAAAGCACTAGCACGGTCAACATACTCTTTTGGAGTTGCTACGCCGTCAAATAGTGAGTAATGGGTATGTACGTGTAAGCCTACGTAGTTCATATTACCAATCTGTGTTGGTAGATGAAGTTACAGATGGAGTATCAAACCCCAAATAGAACGCTTCTTGCTCTGCGTATGGAATCTTGCGTAATGCAGACTCTAGTGGATAAGGCTTGATGTCTCCCCAATTAAATGGTTCCTTATCTGGTGCTGATGGAATTAGTGTGTAATTAGTTTCAGTTCCCTGACCATTACGCTTCAACTTCCATAGTACGTTTGAGATGCTTCCTGTTTCAAGCGCATACTCACGAATTGTATTAAATGATGACTGCTTGCTAATACCCATGTTCCAAATTGCAACATATGGTGCTTCAATGCCATCGTCTACAAGAACGTTGCAGTAGAAACGAAGACGTGCTCTCCAGCCAGCCTTTGGATCCTTACGATGCATCTCTTCTGCCCAGTCACGGCCTTCTGTTTCCATTGTGTCTACAGCCTTACGCTTGTAGTCCTTTGGGTTTGTGTGTTCCTTAACAACTAGTGCAAGTCCACGCTCTGCATTATAGTTTGCAGAATCTTCGTCCAACTCTTCAATGAATCGGATCTTTACTGATTGTCCATCGGCAAGTTTTAGCCACTTAACCTTTGGTGCATTTTCATCATACTTTGGCTTTTCGAGTAGGGTTTCGATGTTCTTTAATCCCTTTACAATACTCATATTTTTCTCCTTCGTGTTGTTGTTTTTAGTTTAGTATTAGTTCAAAATGTTTTGCAATTGATAAAATTGCCAATAAAGACCACAAAATATTGAACCAAATAATTGTGGGTAGAGTCTTTACTGTTGATGACCATATCAAAGCCAGGCTTGAAACCAAAGCAAATATATATAACCACCAAAATTGTTTGCCTAGAAGAAGTCCAGGAAATATAATGCAGATCTTTGTCATAAAGGCAAAGAACTCTACAGTATTGGGCTTATTCCAATAAGACTTAAATCTCATCGTTTTTAAGGCTTCTAGCCATTGTGTTCTAAATTTCATATTTCCCCCATTAGATACTAGTTTAGCATAGCCGATATGGATTTGTCAAACTGAAACTCTAGGTTCTTAATTTCTTCATCTTCCATATCACCTATGTCTTTATATTTTTTGTCAAGTCTAATAATAGTAACTAAAGATCCAAGTTTTTCAACTAACTTATCTTTCATTATATTGCCAGCCTCATCGTTGTCTGCAATTAGTACAACGTTTGTGAAGTACTTTTCTAACAACTTAATCTGCGAATTAGATACATTAGCACCAAGAGTAGCAACTGCTGGGAAGCCTACTTGGTCTAGCCTAATAGCATCAAAAGATGATTCAACTACATATACTGTACCAGATGATTTAATTCTGTGCAGGTTAAATAATATTTTACCCTTTGGCAATCCTGGTGTGTTTTTAAAGTCTTTACCCTCAATTGTTCTTGCAACAAAACCAAGACACATTCCATCTGGTGAATGCATAGGGATGATGATTGAGTCTTGCTTTTCTGAATAGCCAAGTGAAAACTTTGTAAATGAAGAACTGTTAATCTTTCTATACTTAAGATAATTCTTAGGCTTTTCATCTGCAAGCAATTGGTTGTGCAAACGCTTTAATATTAATTCATCATATGGAGTAAACTCTGGTGGGGCTACAAGAGTTTTATTAACTAACTTTTCAATATCGTGTTCTGTTTCTTTACTTTTAATATAACGAACTGCCTCAAAATATGTTCGTCCAGACATGTGCATAATTAATTCTTCTAGGTTCTTTGTTGTCTGGCAACCAAAGCAAAAGAATAGTCCGCTATCTTTTGCAACTTCACCAGCAGGCGTTCTATTGTTATTGTGATATGGACAAAAGATTATAAAGTCATTGCCAAACTCTGCCTCAATATCAACTCCAGAACCAACAAGAACACGCTTAATCTGTTCTTGTGTGTAAATATTAAGCATTACCTATACTCCTTTTTTGACCAAAACTTATTTTTATATGTTCTAAATAAATTAAGAGTCATCATATTTCTATGTATATAGTCTGAATTTGGATCATAGTCAGACTTTTCTGATTCCCAAACTTCTCTCTTTATTGGTATTATTTGTGCTATTGGAGTTCCTTCTGGAATTAGTCCTTCAAAGTTATCTTTAAGAAAAAATGGTAAAAAAAGTCTGTTTGGAAACTTGTCCGTATCAACAAACCCAGTGACTGTTGTAAATGGAAGATCATATCTTTGTGAAGGGTGGGTGATCCATAAACTATATCCACTTGGAGTAATAACTTGCCAGTCCATGTGCCATCTAAACGAAGTTGAATGATGTCCTAACGGTATTGGGAAGTTACCTAAAACTGATGGCTTTTGTGTATCAACTGGAGTAAAATCTACCTTCCACTCCAATCTTGGAGTATATTCTTTTTCAGAAGTGTTGTTTACCATTATGTCGCATGGAGTAACAAAAGTATATCCAGCAGTTAATGAGTCTACCAGCGGAGTGCATAACTTATACGTTCCATCGGCTCTTTGTGATTTTATATAATCATTACTATTGTTAGTAAAAAGTTTTTGATTTTTATACCATTGAGGGGCATAAACTTTAGAGGGTTTTGGAGAATCTAAAAGATACTTGGCTGCAAGAGTTGACTCTTTAAAAGTAATCTTTTTATTATTATTTTTTTTAAACATTACTTATCCTCATAGTCCTTATACCTGTAGTAACCTTTATCAAAATCTACTTGGACTAGAAAATCTCCCATAAACCCATTACGATTCTTACGGAAAACACATTCAATGATATCACTATTAGTTGCACGACCAAGTGCCATAACCCAGTCAGCATCATATGCAATCTGTCTAGACCAAGCAGTTTGTCCAAGTGTTGGAGGACTTGACAGATCCTTTACGTCATCTGGTGTAGCAGATGAGATAGCAATAATAGGTACTTCTTCACCAATAGACATTAGTTTAAGTTCTCTTGAAAGGTTCTTCATTCGTACCGTTTCAGAATCAGCCTTTTGGTTTGGTGACATAAGTTGAAGGTAATCAACAACAACAAAGTCTGGACGGTACTGATCAATCTTTCCACGAATAACGGAAGGTGTTACTTCTCCACCACTATCATTTGAGATAATATGAAACTCTGGGCGACCAGCGACCTTGTTGGCATGCCATTTCTTAAGCATATCAATCTCAACTTCACCATTGGATAATTTTCTATGTGACCAAAGTCCCTCACCCATAATTGCAAAAATACGATTACGAACTTCTGTTTCAGACATTTCAAGAGAAATAATAAGTGGTGACTTGCCTTGCTTCCATGCCTGAACTGCAAAGTATAAAGCCATCCAAGACTTACCTATTCCTGGGTAAGCAAGAAATACACCTAACTGTCCTGGCATAATTCCAGATGGAAGGTAGTTGTCAAACCCTGGAAGGTTTGTCTTAATTCCAACCTGCCCAGTAATCTGTTGCTGTTGAACCATTTCGTAGTATGCAACTGCAGACTCAAGATCTGTTGCATCAATATCACGAATTGCAGAAGTATTCTTTTTTAATTCTGATGTCTTTGTAATTAGGTGCTCAAGTGCTTCTCCACCATTACCGCTTTGTACTTCTCCTGCAGCATTGCGTAAAATATCTTTTAGACTGTCATTAAGATATTCTGTTTGTAGTTCTGCTAAGTGATGCTTTGTTGCTCCAATACCTGGAACTGGTTCAAAGTCTCTAAACTTTTCTGTAACTAGGTCTGCTGGTGGTAAGCATTGATTGTTTTCAGAATACAAACGAATAAAGTTCCATACATCATTATGTGTTCTTAGCAATGTCTCAACATTTGCCTGTAGTAGTACGTGAATTTGTTTGTCTTGCAATACTGCAGAAATTAACTTTGCCTCTGTATTATTCACTTAACCACTCCCTTGCTAATCTCCTGCGCTCTTCACGTTCTTTTTTATCTTGCTCTACTTCTGCTTTTCCGTTAATAATCTTTTCTGCATTATATGCAAAGTAATTCCATGATGGATCTTGTGCAATGCTAAAGTAATATTCAAGAATATCATAACACTGTGCAATACCATATGACTCTACAAGGGCATCAGCAGCCCACTGCTCAACGTTTAGATTCATGTTAGACTTCTGCTCATACCGTTGCAAGTAAAACTTGTTAAACCTACTGAGCAAAGCCATTCGGTCTTTGCGATCAGCCATTATTCTGAGATTTCAGATTTTGCTTCTTGAATCTTTTCTGTAAGTTTATCTTCTACAAACTTATAGACACGACTAAAAGCCTCATCTACATTTTCGCCATCACGCTTTGAGTCTACAATACCCAAATCAAGGCGTAGTGACTGAAAATTTCCTAGATTAAGTGTATATCCAAGTGTTACAGATACTTTTGTATTATCGTTTTCCATTGTCCACCCATTCAATAATTAAATAGATTCACTCCACACTGGAATAAATCGTCCATCTTCTGTCTTCGTATATGTAAGTATACCGTCTCCCATTCGCCTTGTCAACTCTTGGCTTGTAGGAGTCATGTTGTTTGTTATTAATTTATCTTTTCTTGGCTGCCCAATATGTATAGTTGAAAGTATAGCACAAATCTCTCTAACGTGGTCTTCTGAATAGTATGCTCTTATTTGAAAACCTGTTTTACCATCAATGCTAGATCCAACTGGTGGAGGTATGACTCCTCGTTTTATTAGTCTTGGCATATATTTTCTATGACGATTAACTAACTTAGCAGTCTCTGCAATTGTATATGCTCTTTTTCTATTTCTTCTAAAGTCAGAACGGAGACAAGTTTCTAATCTATCTTTGTTAATATTATAAACAGTTACCATACCTGTTGATCTAGAACTGTGATGAAGTCTTACTAAGTCTCCATTAAGAAACCAGATTTTTTTACCGCCAGAAATTACAGGTTCGCTATTATATGCTTCGCTCTGAATTTTTCCTTTTGCAGTAACCATTTTCCCTCCACAGATTCGCTAGGTGGATGATAAAATTTTCTATTTCCACACTTGACACAATATGATTCTAGGTGATCTATGTTTGAGTGTATTCTATCAACAAACATTTTTCCTTTACATCTTTTACAAGTCATGTTAGTTTGGCACTCCAATTGCAATAACGTTAACTCCAACAGAGGCTGTTCCAGAAGTTCCAAACTTTACAATAAACTGAACCTCTGAAGTTGTTATAGAAGTTATTACAACGCTTGTGTTTGATCCAGCAGTAGTACCACTTATATTTACAATTGATGCAGTAGCAATTGGAGGAAACTTGAAGTTAGAAAATGTTACAGAGTAAGACTTTTCCTGACCTGCAGTTACTGTTTCGTTATTTGCAATTGATTTATATTTTCCAACAAACTTTGTGTCTGAAGTTTTTAAACTCTTTTTTTCTGCTCCAACTACGTCAACATCTGTATAGTTATATGTTGCATCAGAAATAGAAGTAGAAAGGTCATTTACAGCCTCTGCTAACTGATAAATATATGTAACATCAAGAGGTTGTCCTCTTTCTGGTAGTGGTACTTTTGCCATTTTATTCCTCCTATTAGATTATATCAAAGGTTGTGATCCAGAATCAAAGATTCCTAATCCTGCCTTTATTTGCTTTTTAGATGATGCTAGTTGTATTTTTACACGTACAGTTGTTGTTCCTTCATTTAAAAAAGAATATGAGTGAACTGCCGATGTACCGTGCCAAAAAAATGGGTTTCCATCAAAACTAACAAATACATCATATGCTGGATGAAGGTTTTCATCTCCCCACACTGCTGTAATTATTTCTTCACTTATTGACAATGCGCCAGTTGTTCCAACTACGCTAGTGCCATTGGAGTTATATATTGGAGACCAATGAGATGTTCTGTTTCTATCTTCAGAAATAATCCTGTATCTTGTGTTATATTTTAAAGTATCAAAATCAACTGGGGGCAATGCTGATTTTAAAATTCTTGTTTTTTTAATATTTGCATCAGCCATTATGTTACACCAATAGAAAATCTAAATTCAATATAATTACTTGTATTTGGTGATTTGATAATAGTTGTAGCAGTATCATTTTTAATAACTGAATAACCTGTTAGTCCATACAAAGGATTTGTTGTTGCAATATTTTCAAGTCTCATAGCATCTAAAGCAATGTAGTAATCAGAGGATGGAAGAGGTCCACCACTAATCCCAGTATCAATAACACAAGCATAAATCTTAACAACAGTGACTGCTTCCCATGTAAAGTTTTGAGTTGTGTACAGTTCTTGTAATTGCTTCTTTACTACAAAGTATCTATTTGTTTCAAAGTCATATCCATCAAAACCATTTTCAATATCAACTTCAAACCTTGCATACACATCTGGCTCTGCAACATCGGTTCCAGCAAAATCAACTAATATTCTAATTGTGTCTGGAACTGCTACAGAATCTCCATCTTTATTAACTAAAGAAAATGCAAGTCTTAATTCATCTGTTGGAGAATTTTTAGAAAAATCAACATTTGGTGCAGTTAAGTGTATATGGTTTGATCCTGGCTCAATAACAATATGATCAACTCCACCAGATCCACCGCCATCTAAACTTAAATCTGAATCGTCTCCTTGAATCAAGATAGTGTTATTTAAAAACCTTGCACGCTCATATCTTTCAAGACGATTTGTTTTATAAAAGATAGAGTTGTCTGCATTTGTTTGAAACACTCCATCTGTTACAATAACATTATCATCTTCTGGATCATCTAAAGGAACTGATATTGTTGGTATTGCTGTTGCTGCATTTGCTGTATGATGAATCCATGTTTCTCCTTGTGCAAAAGAAAATACAGTCTTACTGTCGTTAGCGCCAGCAGAGGGGTTTGATCCTGCAGAGTATAGACCTACCTCTGTTATTTCATATCTTTCTTCTGTTGGCAGTTCTGCTGTTAAGACTATCTTATCTATACCGTTTTCATTTATAAAGCCTCTAGAGGAAATTGGTACTCTGAACATCTCAAAATCTAGGTTTGTTTTTGTTGCAAAATCATCGGCAACATCTTCTGTCTGTAATGGCTGGGGACCGCAGCCAACTGCAAGATATGAAGCATAAGCAGGAGCCTGCCCTAGCATATATTTTCCGATTATACTCTTACCTTTATTTGTAATCATGATACAGTTTCTCCAAAGTTCGCTTCATATATTGTACCATTTATGGCGATTTGAACCTCTATCTGTTCATCATTATTCATATTAACAGTCTCAATAATTAAATCTCCAGTTGCCTCTTCAATATAAACATTTTCACCATTAACCCCGTTTCCTTCAAGAGGAACCTTTTCTTCAAACTTAATTGCAAAGTTAGCAAAATATGTATCTGAGGTAGACTGTAGCCTTAAAATATTATTTGGGTTATATCTTTGCTGTACCAATCCAAGATTTTTAATTGGTGAATAAGACACTCTTTGGCCATTTATAATATCGTTTCTAGAAACACTTAACAACTCATGACCACCAATATCTTCAAATATTAAATCTGTCATAATTTCTACAGACATAGATTGATCATCAAAAAGAACAGTGTCTATTGGCGCAGTTTTTGTTGGGGGTGTAGAGTATGCCGTTACTACTGTTGCGTTTGACGGAGTTTGTGGAACTGGAGATACTGTCATTTTAAACCTCACTCAAATAGATTGTCATGTTTGGTCCACTTTCTGATCTTTGATACTCTATATTATAAACTACAAACCTAGAAGAATCTTTAGAAACTAAATCTAAACCAGAAGAATCTTTGTAGTTTATCGTTACGATGTCTCCAAGTTGTAAAGTTGGAATGCTAAATATGTTCATTCCAACAGATTTTTTAGGCACCATTAACTTATTTATAATCCAGTTCATCATTGCATCTGCATCATCTTGTGTTTGAATATAAGGACTATCAATGGTAAATTCATTTTTCCCGTATGTTAATCTGCTTAACTTTATTTCATCATATCTTGACTTTTCAACTAATGGAGAGTATGTTAGTGTGCTTCCAACTAGTTCTGGGTCAGATAGATTGCCACGCTTCTTAAAAAATTCATCTACAGTTAATTCATGTGTAGTATCTTGTGTAAATGTAATTCCTTGAATTCTTAAAAAGTTTCCAGTTGTTTCATCTAGGTTCAATGCCTTATCTGTTGAATTAAATATTAAAAATTCTGCACCATATGAGTCTGCATAAAATCCAGATGTTGTATATCCTTTTATATTATTAAATGTAGGTGAAAGTTTTGCATAAAGTGCTGGGTATGCACGATCATACTTAATATCAAAGTATGCACATTCACGCATAATAGAACCAAACTCTTCAAAATACATGTCATATTTTGGTGGTTGTTGTGCGCTAATTCCAGATAAATATGTTGATTGAACAACACCGCTCATTGCATACTTTCTAAATGACTCTGTAACATCAATATCTTTGTCTCCAAATACCTGGCCCAAAGTTTCATTTACAGTAAATACTGTATTTTGGCTGTAGTTTTTAGATAAAGCATATATATTTTCAAACATACACTTTGATGAACCTCGCACAAATAATGCCATATTGTTATATGTTGGAAGTGGATCTGTGTCATCTACAACCTTTATTAGTTGGTTATTTATATATAGATAGAATCTTCTAGTATTACCTATGTCAATATATTCTACTGATAAATCATATACCGTTGAATTTTCTTCTCCCGCAAGTCTTTGTTGACCAGTAAACTTTCCATCATCAACAATAATCTTTGATAGTCCTCCCCAAAGTTTTACTGGTATTGCATCTGAGTTTGAAGAGTCTTTTTTAATTTTATAGAATACAACGTTGTTTACTGAAAATTGTGCATTATTATTTTCATCAACCTTAAGATATGAGTTTATATTATCTTCAGTAAGTGCAACAATTTCAAAGTAATATCCATTGTTTGTTTCTGGATTTAATAAAAATGCTAGTCCTCCAGAGCCACCACCTATATTTATATTCTGGTCTGGTTGGTTTCCAGATAACTGATAATAGGTAACGCTTCCATTTGGAGACTGTGTTCTAGTTGTATTGTTTTCAATTTTGCCAACAATTCTTAGCCTTGTTCCAAAATGCTTATAGGCATTATTTAAGTTCTTATATACATAAGACACAAAGTTTAGTGGAGTTTCTGTTGTCTTAAATGATGGACCATTAAAAACCAATGCAGATGACTGAATTGTTCCTGTTTGGGTTGATGGTAAATTATTTACTTCTGTTTCACTTAAATAACTTGTAGCCATAAAATTCTTTATAATGCTGTTTCTTGTTGATTGTTTTGCAACTGCATTGCTTACTCCTGCTGCTGCAACAGTAGTTGCAGGAAGTGTAGAGGCAAGATCAGAATCCAACTTTGTACTAAATAGATATTGAGACTTCATGTTTAATCCACGAACATTATCGTTATTTGTCCAATAACTATTGATGCCAGCAGAATGTGAAACTATCTGAGTTCCAAACTGTCCACGTCCATGGTCAACAACAGCACCGTTTTGTAGCCTTGTTATTCCATCTACTATTTCATAGTTTGGAGTTGCATAAATTCTTACCAGACCTGTGGGATATATTTTTCCATTAAAAGGTATTGATGCAAAATACTTTTGGTATTCTTGATTACTGCTAATCCAAACCTTTCCAGTTCCAGTAATATCAAACTCTGCAGCGTCGTATCTAATAACTTCTCCATTAGAGTATAGGTATCCGTTATATCGTGTTAGCCAATATACGTTTTCTCCAAGATCTATAATATTGTTAGTAAGAACATTACCAACTACAACTGGTGCTGTTCCAACTAGATCTGAGTTTAATGGCATTGCTCCTAATACATAACTACCCTGCTTTGAGGCAAGTTCATTTATTGTTTTTGTATTTTCTGTTCCTGCAACTTCCCATAAAAGTGATGGCTTATATATCCAAGTTTTTTCTTTATCAATCATTGTAGATTGACGAATTGATCCGTAAGATCTTTGAATATATCTAGTTGTATAGTTAATCTTTCCATCATTGTAAATCTTTTTGTCTTGTGATGCAATAGCAATAATGTTTGGAAGTTTTCCAGAACTAGAGTTTTCAATTACTCCAGAATCAGTTTGATTATTAGATCCAGATAAAACAAAATCTGTTTGTCTTTGAGTTGCTGTAGGCATTAAGTAATCTTTACTCATTACAACAAAATTATTATACTCATCAAAGAACATTGCACTTTGGGTTGATACAGCCAATTGATTTAAGACTTCTGCAACGTTCTGGTCTGGAGCAACAAAAAAATATGGGATGATAGGGTCTGACTCATCTGCTACACGCTTAAAGGTATAGTTACTAAATCCAACATAATCAAGAAGCATTGATATTGCATAACTTAAAGATGTCTGTGTTGTAAGGAGTCTAGGAGCAGGCATTGATTCTAAAAAGAAATAAAAATCTCTTAACTCTATTGACAACTTTGCTGCAGTTACATCTGCTTGAGGAAATCCTTCTGAGTATAAAGTTTTAATTGGAACTGAATACTCATCTCCTGCAACATCTAAGATTGATTCATAAAAAAGAAACTTTATATTTTTTCTAATATACTTAGCAACTATGCTAGATGTATTGTTTTCATTAAATGCTTGATCGTCATCAAAAAGAGATAGAGTGCCCGTGGATGCAAGCAATTGTCCAACTGGAAGAGATGTAGTTCCTATATCAGATAAAATTTTCTTAATGTTAAAATCAACAACTTTGTCTGATATATTTACAACCAGCCTAGGAGACATCTCAATCAAATCAAAGGTTGAATCAAACTTATTCATTGTCTCTGCAACAACTCTTATGCCACGAATATATGCAAACTCTCTATATGTAGTTTGGTTTTGTGCATCATTAGTAAATAGATCTGGGCTTGTTAGGTCTGTAATAAGTTTTGATGAACGGTTTAAAACTCCAGTTCCAAGCATCCATCCATACTCAGGAACAAAAGAGTCGTACTCTTCATCCGAACCATTCCAAATATACAAGGTTCCACGATCATTGGTATTTTCAACAACGAGATAGCCATCTCCATTTAACGACTGCTCTGGCAATAGTGTTATAGATGCTATCTTTTCAATAAAGGTATATGAGTCCTTATAAGCATCTGGAATTTTTAATCCGTATTCTAATTCAACATAACCATCTTCTGGAATAATTGGAGATACGCCATCACGAACAGAGTTTTCGTCAAAAGAATAAGCGTCAACCCAATTGTCTTCATTCAGGTATTGAATCTTCCATTTAACTGGAGTTGTTTTATTTGCTAAGCCATACAAAGGATCTGCAAAGGTTTTTCCATCTTTTATAAAGTTTCCAAGATTTGCTGTTCCAACATTTGTTTGCATTTTTACTACAAGCCTATTTGCTGGAACCTTTTCTTTATAAACTACAAAAGGAACAGCATCATCAATATAGTTTAATCCATTAGATACATTTTTTGCAATTCCTCTTTCAACATTGTTTTCTGTTCTAAATGATGACCAATATCTAAACTGATCATATCTTGATGCCATGTAGTATCTTGGTCTTTCTGCAAGAGATACTCCAGAGTTTGCAAAATATCTATTGCCAAAATATGATGCTTTGTTAATTCCAGATCGTGGTCTAAAAGGCTTTACACAATCTTCTAAAGAATATATCATTTTCATTTTTTCTTTAGTTGATGTAAAAAGTTGTGGAACTCCAGAGTTATCAAACCCTCCATCTACAACAACATCGGCATCTGTTGCACCTGTATAGTAGTTTCCTACATCTAGGCTATCAAATGTTAAAGGAAGTGTTCGGTATTGTACTTCTGACCCTGTTGGCCTATATCTATAGTTTCCAAGTTTAAATATATTATCTGGCATATTCATATTCCACTCAGCCAAAACTAACGACTGCAAGTGTACTGTTGAAGATGTTTCTAGATGTGTCTTTAATGTCTCACTAACAAACATTTAGACCTCTTCCAGCGATACCGAAATATTCCAGAGATCGTGGTTTGACCCACCACGCTTTACAACAGAGTAATTAAAGTCTGTTATATAAACCTGCATTATTTGATTATATTGTGCAAGATGGCCATAGTCTGCGTCATCTTTACCAAAGTTTGAATACTTGTCATATGCTAGAAACATCCAAAAAGGTCCTGTGTGGTTTTCATACCAATCAAGCAGTTCTACTCCACCTGCTCCACCATCTGATGTAAACTCTCCAGTTGTATTTTTATAAGCAGACAAGCCATCTTCGTCAAACCCTGCATCTTGATAGTATCCTCTTGATGGCAAGTTACTCCATGAAACAGACATTGTTAGTTTATCTGCTATGTGGTATGAACGCATACGTCCATTAATTGTTCTTTGTCTTTGCTCTATTCTTGTTGGGGTAAAATTTAGTTCCCCACGATTATGGTCTGAAAGAATAAGAAATTGATTAGTTAGATCTAGGTCTGTGGACTCATCATAGTTACCTTGGACTTCGTAGCCATCTGGTACATATACCCCGTCAACGAGTGTGCCAGGGTTCTCAGACCATAACAGGGCTTGGGGGCGCTGATACCTACGTCTACCCGTTAAATACGCTTCTGTAGCCATTTAGCCCCTCTGTGTCCTAATTCTCTGTGAGTCAACTTGTCTAATTTGTGTCATAACGACTCTTGCAATATCCTCTGGATTTGCATCAGATTTAACATTGACGTTTAGATTATAATTATACACCTTCTCGCCTTCGTATGAGCCAGAATTAATAGCCTTCATTTTATCAACGCCATATGAGTCAACAGCATACTTACTCATTACGAACTCTCCAGGGGTAAGCATTGCTGGAATAATATCAGTTCCTCTTGCTTTTCCACCTACCGCAAAATACTTAGGCTTAACCATTCCACCAGATGCATATGCAGCCTGCTGACCTCTTGTTGCCCACCCCAATGCTCGTGCATCAAACTGTTTCTTTTGTGCTGCAACTGCAGCAAGTCTTTCTTCTTCTGCTTTTTGTGCTGCTTTTTGTGCATCAATATATGCTTTAGATGCTGGCTCTCCTTTCTTTGCTGCATCTGCAATTGCTTTCTTTGTATCTTCAATTGCTTTCTTTAGTGCTGCAGATGTTGCTGCTGCCTCTTCATCTGCTTTTTTCTGTGCTGCAATAGATGCTGCTAATTCTTCTTCTGCTTTTTTCCTTGCTGCGTCAGATGCGTCTGCAGCGGCATTTGCTTTTTTAGTTGCTGCATCAACGGCTGCAGGGGTAGCAACTGGTTTTGTTGGAGTTACTGTTGGAGGAGGAATAAATGGACTTGTTGGTTTGTAGTCAGGACTCTTAATTTGTGACATTGCTTTAGCAATTGCAAGTACAAGTTCTTCCATAGTTTTTAACTCACCGTTAGCCACTACTAATGCACCCTTATAGGCATCAAGTTTAGTTTGTACTTCGTCCCACTTTAGTTTTTGCAAATCAATTTTACTTAGTGCAGCATCAAGTATTTCTTGTTCTTTATCAAGTCTTTCTTGTAACTTATTTAAGTCTTCTTGAGCCTTTGCAAGTTGTCCTGCTTTAAGACCATCAATTACAGTTTCAATATTTCTAATTGCTAAAAGTTTTACTTCTCTTAATTCTGTTATATTATAAACTTGATCTTCTAATGCAAGGATCTGTGCCTGTACTGTTTTTCTTTGTTGCTCAAGAGCAAACGTTTGCTGACTAATTCTAAACTGTTCTGCTTCAATTTGTACTCTTGTCATACCGCTTGCAGATACTAAATTGTCTGTTTCAGCCTTTCTTGCTGCAGCAATAAACTCTCCAGATTTTCTGTTTGCTGCATCTGCTGCAGCAGAGCGCATATCATTTGCAACCTGCGCTGCTGCGGAAATATCACCTTGAGACAGTGCGTCAGCAAGAGAAATTCTCTTTTGCTCTTGTGCAGCAATATCTTGATTTAGTTCAGAGATTGTACGTAAGGCTTCTTCTTGCTTATCATACTTCTCATTAATTGCTTCTGCAGCCTTGTCAATTAATGTTAGATCATTTGATAATACATTTGATCTATCAGACAATGCCTGTAGTGGTCTATCAAAATCAATCTCCATTTTTCTTTGGGCATCATTAATATTTTCTTGAATATCATCAAGAAGGTTTTGTCCAATTTTTGGATCATATTTAAGATTAAAATTAATAACATCAATTTCATCTTGCTTTTTTTCAATCTCTTTATTAACTTCTTCAACTGCACCCTCAGCAAGTTTAATCTTAGCCTTGAGATCAAAGTTTTTTAAATCAAACTGATTTTGTAATGTTCTGGCTTGCAAATCAAGTGCAGTAACATTAGCGTCAATTCCTTCTTGTGTTTTTTGCTCAATTGTTTTTGTTTGTTCTTCAATAAGTTTAAGTAGGTCTAAATAATTTTTTGTTTGAGAAATTAGTAAACCAAACTCCTCTGCAACTTTTCCAGGTGCGTTAGCAATAGCCCATGCGTTTGATTTATCTTTTAATATTTCATTGATAACCTCTTGCTTAACACCTTCAGCATTTAACTTTTTGTATGCCTCTGTTTGTGCCTTAAGATCACCTATAGAGTATACAAGTCTAAGTTGTGACTCTCGTTGTTTTAAAGTTATACTTCGTTCTATTTCTGCATTTAATTCCTCACGCTCTTCAGTAGATGCAGATAAAAATCCACGTTCAGCAATAGCAGCAGTTAATGTTTTATTTTCTAAAATCTTTTGAATTTCAATTGTAGTGTAAATTGATTTACCATCTTTATCACGAGCACTATTTAAAGCATTATACGCTTTTACCTGATTGCCAACTTCTTCGTTTGATGTTTTAAGATCATCAATATATGATCCTATAGTGCCACTTGTAAAAGCAGCATTTATATCAATAAAATCTTTTTTTAGTCCTGTAATTTTGCCAGTGTTTTTGTCAATGTTAAATAATTCTTTAGCCAATATTTCAAATTGCGTTGCATCAAATCCACGAATAACTTCCATAAAGTCTTTGTTTAATACTACCTTAGCCTTCTTTGCTGCTTCTTCAATTTCTCCAATTGCGCCTTCTTGTCCTGCAAGCATTGGGTTAACTGCCCCCTTTGAACCTTTAGCACCGCTGTAGAACTTTCTAATCTCATTAAGCGGATCAAGTGCATTAAAGCCACTTTCTTTAACTAACTTAAGTCTTTGACCAAGATCCTCAAGGAATGACTTATATGCATTTTTCTTTGCTTCTTCTGCTGTTTTCTTAGCGTCAGGAACAACTGCTCCACTGACAGGTGCCGTTGGGAAAATTTTTGGAATGAGTGAGTCCAGTGCAGCCTTCTCTGCTGCAGCCCTATTCTTTGGATCGGCCTTAAACATTTCACGATCAATTTTTTCTTGTCTTTGAAACTGTCTTCTACTTTCTTCACTAGCAAATGCTTGTGTTCCAGCATATTTTGGATTTGCTTTTTCAAATGCAGCATCTAATTCTCTGTCTAAAATCTTATCAAAACTATCGCTAAACTGAATTTGAGAAACGGTTATGATTGCCTGAAGTTGAACACTCTTATCAAGTTTACTTATTTGGTCCCAATACTTAATTGCAGAATCTAATGTAAGGTTATCTTTTCCTGCCGACTCTGATCTTAATTTTGTAAGAAGATCAAGTGTAACCTTGCCATCAGGGAATTTACTCTTAAGAATATCAATTTCTTTTCCTCGGTCTTGAAGTTTATCAATATCGTCTGCATCTGTTTCAATGTTTAAATCAATACCAACAAATGGTGGAATCTTTCCAAGTTCTTCTATTGAATTAAATACTGCATCTGCTTCAGCCTTGTTCATAAATTCAACCTCAAGAAGAAGTGCTTTTTGATTTTCTTCACTTTCAATCATTGTTAAGATTGTTGATAGTCTTTGAAGTCCTTCAGTACCTTGAACGTCAATAAAGGCTTCTAGATTCTTTGATATATTTCCGCCAGCCTTAGTCAATGTGTTAAGAAGTGTAGAGGCTTCATTAGGTGTTAAAACATCTGAAGTAACCAATGTTGAAATTTCAATAGTTACCTCGTCCTTTCCAAGTTGATCAAGTTGTGACTGAAGTGCAGCAGCCTGCGCCTTTAATGGTGCATTATCTTTAAACTTATCTTGCATTCCAACTGAAAAGGCTTCCATAAACTTATCACGAACTTGTCCACGTCCAGAACCAAATGGACTAATCTTTTCAAAAGTTGATGGACCAGAGATTTCCTTATAACTTGAAGAAAGATCTGCAAGCATTTTTGCTTGCTCTTGTCTTAAAGTCTTTTGTCCATCTTGTCTTTTTATTTCTAATTCAGCAATCTGTAAATCAATTGCTGCTCTTTCCTTATCTGTCTTTAAGGTCTTCTTTTTTAGTTCAAGGTTTGCAATTCCTGTATCATATGTTGATGTCAATGCATCTATGCTGGCTTGTGAAGCAGCAAGGTTTTGTGAAATAAGTCCTTGGACTACTCCTGCTGCTTTTGCTATTGAAGCCTTTTCTTTACCCTTTTGCCAGTTTCTAATTGCTGCTTCAATACCACCAAAAATAACTGTAGATATTGCTATACCTACTAGGCCAGGAATTGCTCCCACACCAGTTCCAGCAACTCCTGCAGATGCAGCCGTTCCTGCAAGTCTTGCAGTCTTTGCAGCCTTCATTGCTGCCTGAATATTACCTCCTGCTGTTGCACCACGGGCTACAGAGAAGTCTTGCATCATATTTGCTGCTTTTAATCCTGTTCCTAAACCAATAACCGCACCTGCAGCACCACCACCAGTTAATTGTCCAACTTCTGCCTTTGTATTTATTCCAACTTGTTCTTTTGCAACTTTATTAAGTTTATCAACTGCAGACAATATTACTTTTTCTCCAGCAGACAATATATCAAGTTGTAACTTTAAAGGATTCTTTAAAATGTTTTCTCCATTAGGCCCTAGCAGTTGGATTAATTGTCCTCTTACATTAACCTCAAGTCTTGCATCTTTTAGGTCTCTTGTAAGTGCAACTGCAATTGATTCTGCTTGATCTACGCTTAATACTCCTTGAGATACTGCTGTTCCAAGTTGGCCAACCAGTGAGTTAACTGCTGCACCTTCACCAAGATTTTGAATTGATGATTCAAAAGTAGATTTAAGTTTTTTACCAAAATCACTACTATCTATAAGATTTCTACCAAAATCAATACTTACTGGAGAAAGATCTGTATTTCTTCCCGCTCTTTTTGCTGCAGCAGTTTGAGTTATAGAAACTTTATTAGTAATCTTTCCAAGTTCTTCAAGATTTTTAGTTGTCATGCTCATTGCTTCTGCTTGCTTTTGTCCTTCAATCATATTCTTTTTGATTGTTGCTGCTTGCATTTTAAATACAATAGTAAGACCAACTGCAACTGCTGCTAACATTTTAAGTGGACTATTAAGCATTGGTAAAAGCATAGTTAGCATGGACAACATCATAATTGCATCCATACTCTTTGCAATACCGCTTTCTGGATTTTTTTGAGCATACATTCCAGCAGCCATTGGAACTGCCATACCAAGCATTTGGGCAGGCATCATTTTTTGTGTAAAATTCATTCTATTCATTTGACGCTGATTAGTGCGTTCTGCAGCAGTTGCTGCTCTTGTAGTCCCATCTTCATTTGTAACTGTTGAAGATACGCCTCCGTATCCTGATAAAAATCCACGGAATCCTTGAGTCTTGTCTGTACCAAATGCAGTAGTTGTTCCTTTTGCTGCCTTTTCAGTAAAAGTTAATGCTGTTGCAGCACCACCACCAGCCTTCTTAACAACCTCCATTGCCTTTCCTGCAACCTTGGTTTCTTTACTAGCCTTTGTTACCTCTGCTGCAAAGTTTTTAATTGCTCTAAAATCTCTATCTCTTAATAATTGAGTACGAGCATTTGCTAATCTTGTTCTAGATGATGCTGGTGGCTTTTTTTCTTCGTTCCAGTCATCTAACTGTGGTGCTGTCATTCTTGATGAAGCACGGTTATCTGTTATCTTAAATCCTCGTCCATCACCTTCAATATTTGATTCTGCATACCCAGGAACATTATCTGCAATCATTGAACGAATAAGTGGCATATACTTTTCAGATTGCTTTGCAGGAATTACGGCTTCACCTGGTGAAAGCATTGCAGGCTGAATATCTCCAGCACCCTTTGGACCAGGAACTGAAACAATGCCGTTTGCATATCCTGGAATATCACCAACAGCAGCATTGTAAATCTTCTTCCAGTCTGCTTTTTTAGCATCTTCTAAACGAGCAACTACAGCATCGTAAAGTTCTCTTTCTCTTGGGTTTAACTTAAATGTATCAATTGTTGCTTTATATCTAGGAATAGATTCTTCAATTTCTTTAAGCATTGCGTTTTTAAATTTTGTAAAACCCATTTCTGCAGCAATTCCTTGAACAGATCTTGAAAAGTCTTTTGATGCTCCACCCTTTACTGCTCCAAAGTTTATTAAAAGTTGCTCTTCTACTGACTTCATCTCATCTGCATATTTAACTCTATTTGATGCAGTCGGGAATACTCCAGCATTACTCATATCTACTACATCGTTACCACTAACATTGTCTGTCTTAAGATCCTTATCTCCACGAATACCAGAGGCTAGGGTTTGTTTAATAAATTGTTTTGGTGTAAACTCTCCAGTTGGATTAGCAAATCTTGGGTTATAGTCTGATTCAATAACAAGGACTTTTCTTTGTTTACTTAAGTCTGTTGGATCTGCAATAACCTTAATTGATTGATTTGATGGAGTGTCAAGTTCGCTACCCTTTCTCATTAAAGCAGACATTCGCATTTCTGCTAAAGCAGCCTCTTCACTTTCTACAGCCTTGTAAACTACAGTTCTACCATTTGGTAATTGATAAACTCCATTGACCGCTCTTGAAATTGAGCCAACGCTAAATCCACCAAGTTTTTGTATTTTTGTTCCAGTGTCTGTAACAGGAAGATTTTTAAATCTACTTTCCTTGATTTGTGCATCTATTTTTTCTGCCATTGCACGTTGTGCTTGTACCTTTTTAAATGGAATTGGCATTCCAAGAGAAACGACTCCACCAGCCAACTTTACTGGATTAACCTTCATCATTGCATTGTCTATAAATCTAAAGTCATCGTAATATGAAGGTTGGCGATTTAATCTATATTCAAGTACAGTTTGAAGAGCCTTTTTATCATTTGGAAGGTTTTCAAATGGAGTCATTTTTAGATTGTCAAGAAGTTCTCTTGCTTGTGCAGCATTTACTGGATGCCCACCCTTAACTTTTCCAAACTTAGTTCCTCTTAGTGCAGAGTTAAACCATGCCCAGTCTCTTGCAATTTTACTTGGTGCCCAATCTTCAGGTGTGCGATTCTGAGATCTAACTTCTCTAATGTGACTTGGGGTTAGTTTCTTAGCATCAAAACCCTTTAAAGACTGTACAACATCTGGACCTAATACTCTTTCAAGATAAACCTTTTCTTCATTTTGTAAATAATTTTGTAGTTTTGCAAGATGAGGATTTTTTGATTTAACTAATGCTTTAAATCTCTTATCTGCGATATCTTGATTTTGATTACTCTTTCTTTGTGCACCTGCTTTTGGAAGACGAGTATATATGTCTCCTGGTTTAATAATTTCTGATTGTTCACGTAGTGAAGGCTTTTTACCTCCACTTAGTGGTCTTGTAATTGCTTTAATTAGTGCTTGTTCTGTATTATCTTTTCTTACATTTTTATTTCCACTTCCATGGATTGGTGATTTCATCCATGCTTCGTTTTCTTGAAGTTTAACTTTAAATGTACTAATATCTTTTAATGGAATTAAGAAAGATGTGTCACCAGCAAAAATACGAACCTTGTCTCCTTCTTGAGCATACCTGATTCCAGGAAGTGAAGAAGAAATTGGCCTTGCTCCAATTGGAATAACTGGAGCCATGGGTCCAACAGGACCTCTTGCAGATGAGCCTCTTACAATATTTGGCGATGACGGTAAGGCTCCAACTCTTCCAGCAAAAAATCCTGGAACCTTGTCTTGAATAATTTGATTAATAAATCCTGCATACTTTTGTGTTTGCTTTACTGGAATAACCGATTCTCCAGGTGATAGCATTGCTGGAATTACATCCCCTGCTCCCTTTGGTCCTGGAACAGACGTTGTTCCTCCCGCAAATTTCTTTGGAAGTAACAATCCTCCTCTAGGCATAAACATTCCTGGGTTGCTTGCTGCAAAGGCTCCCATAGAGGCGTTAGCCTTAGTATAAACGCTAGTCAAAGATGCTAGAGCGTTTGCTTCTAATGCATAGGCTGCAGAAAGTTGCTGGTGCTTAGAATAAAGAGCATTACTAATAGAGATGTTTTCTAATTCTTCTTGTGATAAATACTGTGTTTTTAATGCTGCATCAGTTGATCCCGCTGCTAGTTGCTGATAGCCTTTACGAAGAACCTGAACTCCCTTGACTGAGTTTGCCACGGCATTTGCAAGCAAACCAAATGTCATTAAGAATATAGGTCCTAATCCACCAACTACGACAGTTATAATTCCAATGGCTTTCTTTATTCCATCTGGAAGATTATTAAACTTGTCAGCCATTCTTCCAATAAATTCAATTACTGGAGTAAAGACTTTAGCAAACAACTCTCCAATTGGAGCAATAGAAACCTTAAGTTTTTCTATAGATGCTGCCAACTTGTTCATTGGTGAATCTGCTTGAGTCTTTAATTCTCGTTGGCTTAAAATTGCAAGTTCTTCTACTGATGCATTTGTAAGTTGCAGAACACGAGCAGCCTGAGTTCCTTCTCTTCCTAAGTTATTTAAGAGTGCAGAAATTCTAGCAAACTGATACTTACCAAAAACCTTTTCAATTACTCTTGAACGCTCAAGATCAGTTAATGGCTGTAATGCCTGTGCAAATCCAGTTACTGTGTTTCTTAAATTTCCCTGATTTGCTTCAACAATTCCCTTAATGTTAACTCCAACTGCTGCTGCTGCTTTAGATGCAGCGTTACTTGGATTAATTAAAGATGCAAGACCTGACTTAAGTGCGTTAGCACCTTGCGCTGCAGAAATTCCACCTTCTTGCATTGCAGCCATGAAGTATGCTAAATCTTTTACATCACCACCGAGTTGCTGAATAACTGGTGCAACCTTTGGAATTGCTTCTGTTAAATCTTCAAGTGCTACAACTGTTTGGTTTTCTACTGCGTTAAGGAAGTCAATTGTTCCAGCCATGTCTCCAGTATCAATTTGGAAAGCATTCTTAAGTGCAATAGTTGTCTCTAATGCTTTTTCTTGTGTAACTCCACCAAGTACTGCAAGTTTATTAGTTTGCTCTACAAGTTGTTCTAGTCCCTTGCCAGAAAAACCTGCTGCTGCAGCATCTGCAGCCATTTTAATTGTGTCGGAAACCTTAAGACCATACTTTGTATATTCATCTCCAAGTGCACGAATATTTTTTAAAGCAGCATCCGTTGCTCCTTGATCTGTAAAAATATCTCCGTAAACCTTTTTAAATCTAATTACCTGTGTTTCAATTTCCTTAAATACTTTTACTGCTTGTGTTCCAAAAAGCATAAGTGGAATAGTAAAACCAACCATGAGTTGGCGACCTGCCCACTGTGTATTTTTACCAAAGTTTAAAAGTTTTGTTGAGCCATCATCAATAAGTTTATTCATTATTTGCTGACGCTGTGTTGCCATCATTAACTGTGTAGTTAAGTTCTGCATATTCAATGACTTTGGAGTGAACTTCATAGAGTTCATTGCACCCTGGGCATCACGTCCTAATTGAACATACTGTTGCTGTAGAGTCTTTACACGCTTGTCTACAAGTTTTTCAATAGTATCAAACTCACGACCAAACATCTTTCCAAATGTCTTGGTAGATGCTGCTCCATATCTAAAATACTCTTTAAGAGATAGTCTTTGTCTATCTAGGTTTGTAGCAAACTGCTCAGATGCAGTGCTCATTCTTGTCATTGATGCTGTCCACTGACCAGTGGCGTTTACGTTGTGTAGAAGTGATTGTGCGTATTTTGCTTGCGCTGCTGCTGCAGCCTTTGTTCCAACGATTAAGGAACGGTTAAGGGCTGTGAGTTCCTTCTCAAGTAAACGCAGTTGCGTCATTGCTTGTGAAGTGTCAATATTTATAAAAATATTGCTATTTGTATCTCCAGCCATTAACCGTTAGCCTTAAACCGTTATAGTTCTTCTTGTGCTAAAGCAAGTAAAGCGGTATCTGAAAGATTAATTCCAGACGCTGCCTCAATGATTGAATAAACCGTAGGAAGATCAATTACATCCTCAAGTTTTTCAATGCTTTCCCCCAACTCTGGCTTATACTGCTCCATAGCGATTGCTACACACTCAATTAAAAGTGTCATAGACTTATCGTTATCATTTTGGACTGCCCCCAAGCCCTCAAACTTCTTCATAAATTTACGCAAAAGTGAGATCTTGAGAGGTCTTACCTTGATCTTTGTTCCATCAATCAGGGTAATTATTTTTTCTTCATGTACTGTTGTAGTCATAACTTCCTCTCAGTAAGTTACCTCAATTATAGCATAAACAGCCTATTACATTAGGTTTTCGTAATCAAGCCCCATGCCTATTCCAAACCCTGCCTTTTGTGCATTTACACCCTGTAAAGACAGAACATCATTGCTATCGCTGGTCTGACCTTTGCTAAATACTCTAGCCTTCATGTCTTCCCACTCTTTTTGACCTTTATCTTTATTTGTTTCCCCGTCTAAATCCACGCCCTGAATTGCTGCAAGAAATTTCTTTTCTTGATAATCTAATTCTCTAATTGATCCAATAGTTGCCACTAGTTCAGGCATTGAAAGGTTTGCCTCTAGTTCTTGATAATCTTTCCATATACCCAGCAAAAATATTTCAGACTCTAACTTTGCTAAATCTAATTCATCCCAGCCACTACCCATAGTATCTTGTTTTAGGGCTTGTTCCTTTACTGGCTCATCTACTTCTCCATTAACGCTAATACCGCCACCAATATTAATTATTTTATAAATAGTAGGTAAGTCTACATGATCTTCTAGTTCTTCAATTGTCTTTGCAATTTCTGGTTTATACTGTTGCATAGCAATTCTTGCACACTCTGACAAATAGGATATTGATTCAAGGTCATTTTTAGCATCTTTTATAAAATGAAAAGCCTCCATAAACTCTCTAAGATATTTAATCTTAAGAGGATAAATTTCTATCGTTTCGCCATCCATTAATGTTATGGTGTCTGACTTATATATTCTTGTTGCCATCTTATCAATTTTACCACAAACAAAAAGCCCACCCCCAGTTAAGGGAGTGGGCCAGTTGT